TTAACAACCTGCGAGCTTACCTCTCCCTGGAAGCGAGTCACAAGATTCTCCATGACAATACCATCCGAACCAGCAAAGAACGCCAAGACCTGGCCAATGAAATGCTTCTCATCTCGGGTAAGTTTCTCCCAGTCTGAAATATCCTTGCTGAAGTCAATCTCCTCCGGCGTCCAAAAGACTGCGACGGACTGCTTATACATGCGGAACAGCTGCTGCTCAGAGGGCTTGATCGGAAACAGAGTGTAGCTCGCCATTATATATACCCAGAGGAAAGCGCCTAAACGAGAAAGTATGTGGATATCATAATGAGCACAACGACAAACGTGCAGTCGTTTCTACCCTATGTGTTTAGGCCAACCTATACGTCAAATTTAAATGGGTTCAAAACATCATTCAATATTCGGAACGTGGACACAATCACGGCTGGCACTCTATCTGTTGGTCAGCTGCAAATCGGCGATAGTAACTCGAATATGTATATTGGAAGTTCTAGCGGAACTGCCGTGCTGGCAACAACCAATAATTCTAATACGGTGATTGGTTTCAACGCTGGGTTAGGACTTGAAAGTTCAACTTCCCTTGAGGCGCTTGGATTTGGCGCAGCGCAGACTGGTCGGATTATTTCCAATTCATCCTTCGTTGGAACGTTTGCAGGGTCGAATGCATGCAACGTCTCAGCATCTTACTTCGTCGGAACCTATGCCGGGTCTGCGACAAGTAATATTACCAATTCGATATTTCTTGGAAGCAATTCGGGTGGATCAGGAAGCAATGTCTTAAATTCACTGTTCATTGGTAACGGAACAGGCGCAAATAGTTTCAATGCAAGTAACGTTATTGCTATTGGTATCTCAACCGCTGCGTGGAGCAGCAAAACAACAACTGGAGTATCTAACATTTTTATAGGTAACTCAACCGCAACAGGTCTTACTGGATCTGGCAATATCATTATCGGGCATGGACTTACGGCTGCGACCATTCCCACATATCAAAATTTTTACGGAGACATTGCTCGCAGCGTCCCGGCGAATATGAGCAATAAGCTCTATATTGGATCAGGCGCAGGTGTTCTACTTGCCGGTGATTTATCTACCGGATATGTATCCATCGGAAGCACAAATACATCTCCGGTCTCATGCAACAGTGGAAATTATTCAATTGAAGGAACAGGTCTTCAGCTTGATGTTGCCAAATATATGCGCATTGGTCAAGGTCTAGGTATTGGCGTTGATCCAACAGCCTACCAGCTTGATGTGAACGGAACCTTTCACATATCGGATGGAACTGGTGGTGATCTTGAATTTATGCCGACGCCGTATGGATCGGCAAATGGAGCTCTTACATTGAAAACTAATGATCCAAATGGAAGCATGACTCTCAATGTGATAGGACGCGTTAATGCATCGCACGGAGTTTATTCACTCCTTTTAACACCCGCTAATGAAGTGACGATATACCATACGACAAACAATACTTACACGCTGTCGAATGTCCTGCCAGCAAAAAATGGTTCTAATTGGTCTGGTTACATTGTGGGAACAATCTTATCAGGAACAAAGGTCAATATTACGATCAGTCAATTTTTTACAGGAACATATACTCTGATAGCTGGAGTGCCTGTCGGTTCAAATACATCAACCACTGGTTTAACATGGACTGTTTCGAACTCGAGTAATATTGTAATTACAAATACCACCTCTACTACGTATCCAATGTATCCAACAGATCTTCCAGTTTACTATAACTTTACGTTCTATCCCGCGTATTGAGCTTCTCCGTCATCTTGCGGATCGAGACTGAAGAGACTCCCGATACAGATGCAATCTCAACCAAACGACCGCCCAACACATGCGAGATCACCCCCGCTACAATGGTCTTGGGCGTATGCTCCATCTCGGGTAGCTTGTTCAGTAGCAAGAGCACAGCGTCACGTTCTCCGTCACCAACGCCAAGATCTGCACAGATCCGCTCCGCAATACCAAGCTGGGTATTCAAGACCGAGGATACCTCTCCATCGAAGCGACTCAGACCCTTGCACATAGCACGAATGGAAACGTGAAAGATACCCGCAACCTCCTCGTGTGTCCGTGTAGCATTGTGCTGACGACACGCAGTAAACACCGCACCTGCCATCAGAGCACGGCGAGTCTCTCCGCGAGACTTGCGGGCATCCTCAATCTGCTTGAAGAGTGCGCAGGCATCATGGATGATTGCCTTAGGTAACCCAATTCTAGAACAAGAGACCTGTATTGCATCAAAGATACCCATCCATGAACGCTCACCGTGGCTCGAGAACGACCAGGATGAGAGTTTAGCAATCGTCTTCGCCTCCTCGGATTGTCCGGGGATGCGGCGACGCATCATCATCGAACCGTAGGATGAATCCGGTAAGAGTTCATTCGTGACTCCACCCGTGCGAGAGGGATCGTCTTCTGTGTTGGCGTAGATTCGCCATTCTGCACCTTCGTCAACGATACTCCCCAGAATTGTTCCACAAGCCGTGCAAACGCGCTCGCCATCAGAACACGTAGTGTCTTCATGATCGCAGTTCATGAGACTGTTTTGGTCTGTGAAGATGACTTTTCGTTTTCACCCACGAATCGCTTCAACCATGATGAAATATCCCTCCAGTGCGCTGAGCATGTGGTAGAAGGCATGAATAGTGACATCGCGAGGATTACGAGTGTCTTCCGCCGTTCCCGGTAGCGAATAGATGTAATAACCAAGCATCAATTGGAGACCAATCAACATGAATGCGTTCCGTCCGAGAAAGTATGCATACGTCAATCCGACGAAGTGATAGGATATAACAAACCACACATCAATCGAACGAATGATCGGGTTGTGGTCAATATGATAGAGAAATGAAAAAATACCCACTCCTGCGGCAACCACAAGACCTGCCCACTTCTTACGATGATATGCCGCCCACGCTGGGAATACAAACAACAGGCTCGTTGCCATCAATATGGGGTCAACCACGCTCATTGTGTATTAAACATACTTCCTAATGCGACGGGATCATATACTTGTGGGCGGTAATTTGTGAGCAAACTCGGACGACCGCGGTTCATCTGCTGCTTGGCCCACGTAATGAGCAAATAGTCATTGTTCACGGGCCACACACCAAAGCCGGATTGACTCAGAGTTTCCAGCAGATAGTCCCGCGCCTCCGTCAGCTTGAACAGCGGATATCCAAAGACAAACTTGGGAATCTCAAAGACAAGATACGGTGCATCCGACGCGTGAATGGCTTGACGTTTGATTTGAGAATAGATCTGCGCTAACACAGGACGCATAGCTGACATCCGACGTTCACGCTGATTCTCTTGTTCCTGAAGCACATCACGAGCTTTCAGCATCCTTGCTATTCTCAACTAGAATGTTCCGTTCAATTGCACTTGGAGGTGGTGGAATTCGAGGATTTTTGCTATTCGGCGGACTTAAGGCAATCGAAGAGCGACAGGGAAACTTTAACTTCCCCGACGGTATTTACGGATGTTCGGTAGGATCTGTAATTGCTACAGCGCTTGCATTTGGATTAACTTACAAACAGATAGAAGAAATCGGTTATAAGTTCGTGAATACATCTGGATTTCTCCCGTCCTATCGGCATGCGACCATTCTTGCGTTCACGCAGAAGAAGGGTCTGTTTACGATGGATTTGATGGAGGAGCTGTTTCTTCGTATCTTTGATTCAGTAGGTATTGATCTCCGTGGAAAGATGATCTCTGATACACCCCAGAAACTCTATATACTCGCGTCCAACATTACGACACAGCGGCCAACACTCTTGACGGGCAATATTCCACTGTTGGCTGCAATGAAGGCATCCTGCTGTCTTCCCTTCATCTATCACCCACAGATGATCCACAATCAGCTCTACCTAGATGGCGGTGTCTATTCGGAGAACATTTATAGCGCAGTGCCAGCAGGAACATTGGTTCTTGATATCGCTCATATCAAGCGGGCAATCTTTCCTTCTACTCTGGAGGCCCTTTCCGTATTTGATATGGTCCGAACCTTGTGGGCGGGACTCCGATCTGTTCGCGTGCATGCAGATGCCATCAATCTTCATATCGATGGAATCTATCTGCTAGATGAGCTGGCTGAGGAAGACAAGACGCGAATGATTAATGCTGGTTACTCACAGTCGGTGCGGTTCTTTGCCAAGCGTTTCCCGAAGGAACTTCATGATGTTGTCGTGGGTGACACTCCGATCGAAGTCGTAAATACCGCTTGATGTCTCGAGCTTGATTGTCGGATAACCTGCCACCTCATAGAGTGACGCAGTCTTCGGATCTTTCTCTGCGTCGATATCTACAGGTTCAACAGTTGTCTTGCCAAACACTGCAGACGTGTTCAGTTCTGCCTTGACCTTCTCCCACTCAGGCATGGCCTTCTTTGAGTATCCACACCAGGTGGTGTAAAACAGATATAACCGGGCTGTGTTCCCCTTTATCTCGCGCTTCGGCTGCGTCTTCCAAAATCTATATGCGATCACTAAGAAGAGGACGAAGAGTGCTGCCTGTATCCACATTGTTGAAAGAAGCGAGAAATTGTGCGCTGCTTTTCATACCACTTACGATATGCCTCCTCTGGAGTCACTCCCTCCTTGATCTGAATCCATGCTATATCCGCGGTCATGCGCTCAGGTTCATACGTCCTCGGAGTGATCTCAATCCAGCGTCCTTGATGTCGGATAACATTCCGCATTTAGAAGTATTCTGTTGAATACCGTTAAATGGAAGTGGTGGGCAAGATTGTCTTGGGGGTGGGTGTTAATTATGCGATCCATTGTATCAGCATGCAGCTGCATAACTGGGCATGTATGCCGCATACATTGGTCGATGTAGTCAAGGGTCTTGTTGTGACTGCAAGTCCTATTTGCTCAACACTTGTCTCGATCGGACAGACTACACAGAACGCTTACTCTGCACTGATTACATCTGTTGTTGCTACGACGATTCTAAACAAGGTTACACCTTAAGGCCGGCACCCGGGAAGCCGACCAGTCCGGCGCCGATACCGAATCCAGCACCCGTGCGAGCCGACGCGCCGACACTCGGGGCATAGATATCCAGGATCGCGAAGGTGGCAGTCGCGACAAGGGCAATCATGCCAACCTCCGACACCTTCAGCGTCTTGCCCGGGAGAACATACGCGGCAATCGCAACCGCAAGACCCTCCAGCGCATACTTTACAAGGCGCATCACCAGATCACTCATATCAACACCAGACGAGGTAGGCTTCGGCTTAGAATCCATTTGTTCAAGAAGCAAGGAAATTTTACACCCCCGAAGAAGAAAACTTATAACCGACTGCTCCGATTCCTACAACCCATATGACCCACCAGGGGATGTAAGCTGTCAAAAAGCGAAGGACAATCCAGAAGACTAATGCATGCACAAGTGCGGTCAGAATACTACCATGCACAGCCGAGGGAATGTTCAGCAGGACGCCCGGAGTCAGCAGGACGAACAGGAGGGCGGTTGTCAAGAGGTCATACATTTATCAAAACGGAACATAAAATACACAGATATAGAATAGCATGACCGTTCGTAAACGAAATATGACAGACGCCGAGTTCTGGTTGTGGTTTGAATTAAAAGTCAAGAATTTGACACCTATCAATGAAACTGGTTGTATAGAATGGATAGGAGCTAGATCGCTTGGATATGGGATCGTGCGAAGAAACGGAAGAAATCTCAGAGTTCACAGATTAACACTTGAGCGTTCTTTAGGAAGATCACTTGCCCAAGACATGTATGCACTTCATTCATGCAATAATCCACCATGTTGTAACCCCGAACATCTTCGCGAGGGGACTAACCAAGAGAATGTTGATGATAAGTTACGAGCAGATCGGCAACCACGGGGTGAGACGAATGGAAAAGCCAAACTTACGATCGGACAGGTTAATGATATCCGAGCGAACATAGATAGTCTCAGTCAACAAATGCTCGCCGACCGATATGGCGTTCAGAAAGCATGTATTGCAAAAATTCAACGCGGTAAAACATGGAACTTACATACAGAAGTGTAATGTAAACCATGCCCAGCCAGCGCGAGATTCTCCCGAAGACTGAGGAGGACGGCACAGTAACAGACTATCTTGAGGAGGATTCTGAGATCCCGACGCAGAAGTATTGCATCATCTCCTTTCTCAGCCCTGAGAAGGTGATCAAGCAGAAGGAGCACTTCATGTTTGAGCGCTTTGTGGAGTGGATGGATTACGAGTGGAAGATCAAGGGCATGGAGAAGTTCATGTCCTTCCTCGCTACAAAGTATAGCCTGAAGGTCGATGACCTGTTCAAGGATGCTCAGGAGTTCACCGCAGTTCACAATGCCGATGTGAAGAAGACGGATGTGCAGGAACAGTTCGCAGTGTTCCAGCTGAAGAATGAGAAGGAGCTTCAGGAGCAGTATGATAACAAGGTTGAGTTCCAGACGAACATGCGTGGTGTCAAGGTCCGTCGCTGCTTCTCGACTGTGGAGGAGACGCAGATGTTCGCTAAGGTGCTGCAGCGCCGCTACCCGAAGGACAATCTGTTCATTGGTAAGGTGGGTGCGTGGCTGCCGTGGGATCCTTCGGAGCACCTGATGCCTGAGGTGGAGTATGCCGAGAAGGAGCTCAATGAGCTGATGCGCCGTTACAAGGAGAATGAGGTGAATAAGGAGATGTTCTTTGCGGATCAGCGCGAGGAGTCCATCAAGAAGCAGAAGCTTGAGAATGAGCGTCGCAAGAAGGCGAACGCGGAGGAGAAGGCTCTGGAGGACATGGTCTCAGGTGCATCCAAGCCCGTTCACCCAAGCGAGGGTGTTATGCGCGAGTAGAGCGGCGGGTGCGACGGTGGTGGCGACGACGCCGAGTGCCTCCAAATCCCATCTTTCCAAACATGCTAGTGAAATCGTCATCCTCTGCAGCTGAACGCTTCTTAGCTGCACGCTCCGCCTTCTTGGCAATACCAAGTTCTTTGTTCTTACGCGCATTCTCTTCGCGTTTCTTGGTGAGCTCCATGTAACGAAAGTCCTTTTCGCGTTTTGCTAACTCCCGCTCCTCTTTGGTGTTGAGCTTGAAGGGAATGTTTCTCCGAGTAGCATTGTTCTGCTTGAACTCCGTGTATTTTTCAAATTTATCGCGGGCCTCCGCAATTGGACGAGCGCGGTCAGTGTAATATCCCTTACGTTTGTGGGTCTCACCGCGAGCTTCGTCTATACTACGCATGCGATCGGCAATCCGACGCAAAGTGCTCATTGGTATTTACGCAGATTCTATTTAGTGCTTGCGGGTGTGACGGCGGCCCTTACGGTGACGGCGGCGGCGGGTGCGACGCCCTCCACTAGCAGGACCGGCATGGACTATGTGGCGATGTGTCCTCTCAGGCTCCGTCCTGTGAGCCATCTTGTTAAGGATCGCCGCAGACCGATACGCATGGGATCCGGGAAGAGTCCCCTCAAATGCGGGGTGGCCGGGAGTGCTCTTTTTAAAAATGTTTCCTTGCGCATCCTTCACATAGGGGTAGTGTGCACGCTTCTTCGCCGCACTGATCGAACGTCTGGAGAATCCGCGCGAAGCACGATCAATATCGCGACCTGTCTTGAAGCGAGCTGCATCGGCAGCTATCTCGGCGGCAGCGTGTTTGCTTGACATTTAGTCTAAACGCAGTTAATTTTGTCCATCACCCGCTTTCTTAACCCAGACAGATGGCCCCTGTTTCTTTGTGCGCATAGCTGCAGAATTGTAGTCATCCGCAGCGAGAATTGCCGATCTGAACGGTTGATTATTTGCCCACAAGGACGAGTCACACATGTGGAACGGCGGGTGATCTGCGGCCTTATACCAGAACACCTGATCTTCGAGTTTGTTGGAGCTGACGTTATTGCAGATCACGAGACATTCGAAGTTTTCTGTGCATTGATCCATGAAGGTGCAGAACATTTCAAACGTGGGAAACATACCTGCATAGTTTTCGTAAATACGACGACGATTGCCCAGGATGTTCTCGCGGAGAATGAATACAAAGTCCACGTTCGTGCGGAGATTGGGTGTAATACCAAGAGGATACTGCATGGTGATAATGGTCATCATATCAATGTGACGGCCGTTCATGAAGACATACCGAGTGGACTCTTCCTTGATCCATGTTGCATCATACAAACAGTCGTCCAGAATCAGAAATGCACGGGGATCAATGGCGGAACTTCCACCTCCTGCTGTCTTGTTTTCGTTACGAGACTGTTTAACTCGCATCTGACGTTTGATCACATTGGTCACGATGCCAGGATCATATTTATCATGAATGAATTTCGATGGAACCATATGCTGAAAGAACTCGTTGGCAACCTCTGTGCCGGAGATGACAGTGCCGACAGGAAAGTCATGTTGTGTGTTGTAAAGGATATCTCGAACTAAGAAGGATTTTCCAGTATCCTTCTTGCCAATCACGACAATCATGGGACTTTTGCGAGAATCAATTTGACAACGGTCTTTCAACATATCAATATTGAACTTGCGCAGCTGGAAGTTCATCTTGTTTTGTCGCCCAGAAAGTGTTCTGCGTCTATCTACGATGTTTGTTCCCCTGTCCTTGACACAATGGTGAAGGATCTGAGGACACAAACTGTGGACATCAAGCTGCATAGACTCCCTACATTACAGGCTGCTGAGTGGAATCTGAGCCGGACACAAGCCTTCTTTCCCTCTCTTGAGCAACTGTTCAAGACCGAGAAGTTGACAGCCATGCCGGAATATGGTATCAAGCACCCGGAAGAGGTGGAGGCTGTTGTAAATGCAGACCATATTAAGACCACCAAAGGACAGACGTTGAAAGTCCACCGTAAGACCACAATGATTCTAAGTCCATTCAAAACCATGAAGGGTGAGTATTCTGCTCCAGGACTTCCCAAGCCTTCCGAGACTGCAAAGGGATACAGCGAACAGATGCAGAGCCCGCATACGGCTGCATATGTTGGCGCACTTGCATCCTCTGTGCTTTCTATGTCCGATTGTGTTCACTTTCCCCGCGTATACGGAGTGTATGCCGCGATGGCCTCGAAACACGAGGTTAATGTCTCAGATGATTATGAAGATCTCTGTGACCGCAAGTGGTTTGTAGATAACATTGGTAAGACGTTTGAGCTGCGTCTGCGCGGAGATAATGGAGAGTCATTCACTCACACGCGTGGACACCGCGTGGCTGTTCAGATCGGAGATGATATTGAGCTCGATACAGAGGATGTAGTTGCAGATCACGTTCCTGAGCCGACTCATGCGGGTGTTGTGGAGGAATATGAGATTCCTTCTGAGTCAGGAGATTCGGAAGATTCGGATTCGGAAGATGAAGATGTATTTGATATTGAGTCGTGTAACTGCAGTGAGGGCACAGAGGAAGATGAAGACGGAGAAGAGGAGCCCGATGAGCCGTTTGCGTGGGTTAACTTCAATGATGTGCCTGTCGTGACAACTGTCATGGAACAGTGCGCAGGCACATTCTATGATCTCCTTAAGACGAGCGATGATCCCGAGAAGCAGACTGCATGGGTTGCTCAGATCGTGTTTGCACTTGCATATGCCCAGAGGACATTTGGATTCGTTCACAATGATCTCCACGGGAACAATGTGATGTATGTGCCGACCTCGGAGGAGTTCATGTGGTATCGCAACCACGGCGTCACCTATCGCGTGCCAACCTACGGAGTTCTGATTAAGATTATTGATTTTGACCGGTCTGCGTTCTCGGTTCGGCTGAATGGAATGAAGGACAGTCGTTTCTTCATGAGTTCGCAGTTTCACCACGATGAAGAGGCTGCTGGACAGTATAACATTGAACCGTTTTACGTGTCATCCTCTCCCAGAATTCCTCTGTCTTCTTCATTTGATTTAGCTCGCTTTGCATCCTCTGTATTTTGGGATATGTTTCCGAAGGGACCTAAGCAGGAGACGACTCATCCACTGTTTGAGATGTTCAAACACTGGACGACGCTTCCGGATGGATCTTCGGTTATCTTCCGCAAGAAGGGTGATAATCATGACCGTTACCATGGCTTTGATTTATATAAGGCAATTGCGCGGTATCTGAAGGAGAGTGCGGTGCCTCGCAAGGAACTTGCAAAGTTTGGTCAGTATGTAACTACGCTCAATAACGCAACTGCGTTGGTAATCGGCGATTAGCGTCCGCCGAACGACCGGTAGACCATCTTGTGCGTGAGCGCCCAGACCAGGCCAAAGACAACCGCGTGCGTCAGGGCCACCGTGGTGCGCGAGCCACCCGGGGGGAGGGACAGGAGAACACCCGGCGTCAGAATAAAGAAAAGAACCGCAGCATAAAGAGAGGCGAACATTTTGTTTGTTATGTCCTAAGAAAGTTTCTAGAACGACGGCTTGCCTGTAAACATATCCTGCACGGCACTAATCACGGGCTCAGCGGCCTCAGCTCCGCCAAGCGCATACAGAATACCTCCAGTAAGAACACCGGCACCTCCGCTTACCTTGGCGGCATCCATGACATCGATCGGCTCCTCCTTCGAGCGGCGATCCATTGCATACAAAATAAGAGCCACCACAACAACTGCACCTACAATCATCCCATACGTATAGAGCTCCGTCATGTTTGTTTCGGACTCCATTTTTTTATCATGGAAGGCAAACGAACTTAAAGATTGAGTGCCACCGTCTCACTCGGCTCCAACTTCACAGACTCGTCATCCTCTGTGTCAAAGTCGTCATCTCCAAGTTGGACATCGTCACCTAGGGCAATGGCGGGGGGCTCATCCTCATCCTCATCCTCCTCATCCTCATCAAACTGGACAGCCTTCGGCGGCTCGGGCGGCATCTCAACCAGAGCTGGGGCAGGAGCAGCCGGGGCAGCCGGGAGAGGGGCCTCGGGCACAGCCTGCTGTTGGGGAGCACCACCACTCTGGAAATAGGCCCTGCTGATGTCCTTCCAGGGAATGAAGCTATCAATCACCTCATTCATGGCGGCTCCGATCATTGTCTCAATATCCCGGCGGTTACGCGCCTGCTGCTCTGACGTAACGCCGACCGTCTTAAACAGGTAAGCAGAGCTCCACGACTGCCGTGCAGCCTGCTTATACAGCTGGTGAATGAATGTCTCGACCGACGGGCGCTTGAAGTCAATGTCCACGTGAGTCTTCTCTGCCTGTTGAAGCGTAGCAAATGCACGGATATAACTGACAAACACGCCAAGCAGAAGATCCTCGAGATACTCGCACTTGGACGCGACCTCAATACGCTTAACTTCCTTCTTCAGTGTCTCCGGATTCCACTTGGGAATCTGAGTTAACAGGTTCTGAAATGTCTTAAGAATCTGGTCAGACTGTCCATTACGATCACAGGCCGTCTTTCCACTGTCGTAGATGCTCCAGAGACCATCCGCAACGTGGGGAACAAGAACACGAGACAAGTTCTCACGAAGAGTCTGCTTGACAAAGTCGGTTGTCATTTGTTTACATGCGAGTCAATGAGTTTCATTAAACCGACGCAGATGCCGAAGTTTGTTCTTGTGATCATGATTCGAAATGAGGAGAAGATTCTGCTGCGATGTCTTAGCGCGGTGAAAGATCTTGTATCCGCCTTTTGTATTTGCGACACGGGATCGACGGACTCTACCTGTGCAATTGCAACTGAGTTCCTGAAGGAGCACGATGGATGTTTGACGCATGAACCCTGGAAGGATTTTGGACACAACCGGAGTGTTAGCTTTAAGAATGCGCAGAATTATTTGAAGACTACGGGTTGGGACCTGAAGAATACATATGGCCTTCTGATTGATGCAGATATGATGTTTGTTCCTTTACACCTGGCAAAAGAGACACTTGGTGCAGAGGGATATACGATCATTCAGACTGCAGGTAGTCTTGAGTATCCTAACTGTCGCTTGGTGCGCATGGACTATAACTGGACCTGCCGCGGAGTTACACACGAGTATTGGGATGGGCCTACTTCCCACCTGCCAAAGTCAGTCTGCTACATTGATGATCGAAATGATGGTGGATGTAAGTCTGACAAGTTCGAGAGGGATGTTCGGCTTCTGGAACAGGGACTGATTGATGAACCCACAAACGGGCGTTATATGTTCTATTTGGCCCAAACCTATAATGGAGTTGGAAAGCTGAAGGAGTGCATTCAAATGTATAAGAAGCGAATTGCAACCGGTGGATGGGATGAGGAAATTTGGTATAGTCATTACATGATTGGAAAGTCTTGGCTTTCATTGAAGAACATACCCAAGTTTGAGCAGTGGATGTTGAAGGCGCATGCTCTCCGTCCTCAGCGCGCAGAGCCTATCTATATTCTGGCCAAGTATTTCCGAGAGAACTCAGAGCATTACAAGGCATATCACTATACCAAGATTGGACTTAGTATTCCTATGACACAAGATGCACTCTTTGTCGAGACGCAGGTCTATAAGGGTATGTTTGAATACGAGCAGACGATTTTGCTCTTCTATCTCGGAAAGCAGCGCGAGGGATTGGAGGCGTCTGTTCGTTATCTTCTGAAGGATCGAGAGCACCACGGAAATGTATACAATAATTTGCCCTTTTATGTTGAACCCCTCTCCTTTGCGTCGAAGTCTCATCCAATTGATCGTGGAGTATTTGGAGAGGATTTCCATCCAACGTCTGTTTCAATGTTTGTTCATGACGGTGTTATCAAGCATAATGTTCGCTTCGTGAATTATTCCATCAATCCTCAGACGGGAGGATATTTGATGAAGGAGAATGGTGTTATTGGGGAGAATCTCAGAGTTCGCACGGAGAATGCGGTGTATACGCCATCCACGGGAGACATCGTGAAACTTCACGATAATTCTGTGATGCTATCTCGGAGATCCGATGCACATATTGTGGGATTGGAGGATGTGCGTGTCTATACCAATGCAGCTGGCGCACTGTGCTGCACATCGACATCGTGGGAGTATACCAGTAAGATTCGTATTTTCCAATCGGAGTATGATCCTATTCGGGGTCTATACTCTAACTGTCGTATCTTGAACTCTCCTCAAAATCAGGAGTGCGAGAAGAACTGGTTGGCGATTAATGGAACTGATGACATCATTTATACATGGAATCCTCTCCGGGTTGGACAACTGAATGGATCCGACTTGATTGTTCACACAGAGACTGCGACACCGTGGTATTTTGAGCATTTCCGAGGATCTGCAGTTGCATTCAAGCCGCCTCAGTATCCTGGTGAGACGTGGGCGCTTGTCCATACGGTTGAGTATACTCAGCCTCGCAAATATTTCCATCTCTTTGTTCGTCTGGATTCTAACTATAAGCCAAAAATGATTAGTCGTCCGTTCGTCTTCCGCGGTAAGACTATTGAATACTGTATTGGTTGTATGCCAGACCCCGCCTTCACTACTCTGACATGTATCTTCTCAACAATGGACGATAATCCTCGAATCCTTGAGATTCCAGTCAATAGTCTGGAGTGGATTCAGGTGTAGAGGTGACGCCACGACTCATTCACAACCGAAGCCGTATCCTTCAGGATGTGCCGGACCGTATCTACGTCCAGCGTGCACGGGAGCGTAATCTTCTTGTAGAATACGTAGTCCTTCGCTGTTTTCTCATCTGCAATTCGGAGAAGGTTGATACGAGTCACCAGAGACTCAACCGACCGAATCAGCGTGCGAACTCCCTCTTCGTCCTTGCTGAACTCAGAGATCAGAAACCTCACCGCATCATCTGTCAGGGTCAGCTGGCCCGTCAGCTGAATACGTTCAAGGACCTGGGGCCAAACATACTGAGTCAGAATGCTCTTCTTGTCATCTGCATTATACCCAGAACAGTGAATGACCTGCATACGATCACGCAGAATCGGGTGGACCTTAGACTCGTCATTAAACGAGAACACGAACAGACACTGGCTGAGATCGAAATCCACACCTGCGAAATACCGATCGTGAAACTGACTGTTCTGCGACCGATCTGTCAAGTGAATCAGCATGCTAACAATCTCATCACCATGCGACGTCGTCGAGATCTTGTCCAGCTCATCAAAATACAGCACGGGGTTCATGCAGCGAGCATTCATCAGCGAATCTGCAATACGACCGCACATGGATCCTTCATATGTGAAGGAGTGACCGACAAAGTTAGCTGAATCCGATGCTCCACCCAGTGAGAAGAACTCAAACGGACGCTGAAGCACCTTCGCAACACCGTGCTTGGCAAAGGATGTCTTACCAACACCCATCGGTCCCTTGAGAGCAATTACATTTCCAGCTGATCCAGGATTTGAGATCCACTGTGCAAGTGTCTGCATGATCTGACTCTTGGCCGTCGGCATACCGTAAACAGCCTTGTCGAGAAGTGCGCGAGTCTCTGAGAGAAACTTAGCACACGGCTCCACACCATCCGTGAGACGAACGGGTAAGGGCACGATCTTGCCAAACGGAATACGAAGAAAGGACTCAACCCACGTCCGCAGCTTGTATCCCTCAGATCCATCCATATCGTTCAGGACATCGATCTTCTTGATCACAACGGCCTTAAGAGCATCTGGAATAGGCAGCTCCAGTATGCGAAACTTGAAAGGAACATCGCCCTCTTCAATCAGTGATGACAGACGCTTCATCTGTTCATTCAGACGCCGCTTCTTGGACTTGGGAAGATCATCAAAATACTCCTCCTCATCATCGTTGAGCTCGATAGCCGGCGACGTATCAACCTCCTTGGACCGCTTGCGATTTGATGTCTTTTCACCCGACCCATACTTCTTCTTGAGATGCTCCATGAACTCATCCTCCGACTCGGACTCTGAGTCTTCTGACTCCGACTCGCCAATCTGAATTGTTCCCTTACCATCCGTGATGGTGTGAATATGAAGACGGACACTCACCTTGGACCCCTTGGGAAGACGGATCACAGGAGATTCCTCCTCTTCTTCCTCTTCTTCCTCTTCCTCGGATTCATCCTCTTCATCATCCGGCTCGTAGTCATCGTCCTCTTCCTCCGAAGAAGTGTCTGACTCCGGCTCGGGCTTTAAGGTCTCATCCTTGACCCATGTCGCCCGAGACTTGAGAGAACGAAGATTATACTTGGGTGGCATCTTGCTGCCTCCCAAGGAAAAAAACAAGCGGCATCCGTTTTTTGATTCTGTATAACAATGAGTGAGCTTGAGAGCATCAAAAACATCGCTGAATCTCAGGCAGAAATGCTCGAGGCTCGGAGTGCTAAAGACCCAGCAGTGACAAAAAGCACAAAAATTGTCGAGGATTTCTTGAAGACGCACCGGGTCCTTTGTTACGGAGGCACGGCTATTAATAACCTCCTTCCGGAGAAGGACCGATTCTATGGACCCACGGAGACTCCTGACTATGATTTCTTTACGGAAACCCCTCAGGAGCATGGCATGTTGCTATCGAATAAGATGTCAGAGTCTGGAATTGAAAGCATTGAGATGAAGCCAGGAGTCCACTTGGGAACGTATAAAGTCTTTGCAGATTACCACGGTATGGCAGATCTTACATTTTTGGCCCCCGAGATCTTCAATCACTTATGGAAGGAGCGCATTACACGGCACGGCATCCACTATGTCCACCCCAACTTTCTTCGTATGTCCATGTATTTAGAATTGTCTCGCCCGGAAGGAGATGTGTCTAGATGGGAGAAGGTCTATACTCGCTTGACTTTACTGAATAAGCACTATCCTCTTAAGTGCACGCGCCACGGAAAAGCTCCGGAGGACCTGTCTCCTGAGAACAAAAAAGAGGCCTTGTCGATTCTGAAGAATCATCCTGTCGTGCTGCTTGGATTCACTGCCGTATCTCGCCACGAGAGAAAGGCACACTGGTATACTCCCGTAATGATGTTAGCAGAGAAGGAAGAAATTGCTAAGCTGGTCAAGGGAAAGAAGACAGTTGAACACGAGGCAACTGAGCTCATGCCTGTCCGGACAGATGTGTTGGATGAAGCAGGAGAGGCAACATTCCAGTATTATGAGACACAGGCGTGTCATAGCTATCACACAACAGGCGATGGGTTAAAGGTTGCAAGTATTCCCACGGTTCTCAGCTTCTTTTTGGCTATGGCGTATTCTGGAGAATCGACAGATGAGACATCTCGCTTACTGTGCGTAGCCCAGCGGCTGATGGAGCTCGCGGCAGATAAACCCGCGCGCATGTTCTCGCTATTGACCCCGGCAACATGTCTGGGTCAGCAGAAGGAGTTAATTGATCTGCGCCGTGAGCGCGTTGGATTGTATACAAAGATGAAAGCGAATAAGTCATCTCCAGATTTTGTGCAGTATTTCTTCACTTACAGCCCAACAGCATCGAAGACAGAGCGTGCCAAGACACGAGAGCTGTTGCGAAAGACCAGAAAGGAGCGTTTGAGCGGAAAGGTCTAAACTAATTCGGCGTCGGGATTGTGCTTCGGATACTCGCAGTTCCACCCACCGCGGTATTAACAACCCCCGAAGTGAAGAATCCAATCGGCCCTTGAACAGGTGTAAACGTAGCACCGTTTGACGAAACACCGCACTCACGAAGTCCCTGCTGCACCTGAAAAAGAAAGCTATAACTGTTTTGATTCCCTTCTGACCGATATGCGTTTACGCCAACATATCCGGAGTTTGAACTGTTATTTGTTAAGTAAGCGAGCTTCAGTCGCGTCTGTGCCACCACATCTGATGCGTCGCGAAGGCGCATACCCTGTAGACCCGTCAGTGTTGCAGCGTTTTGTCCTCCAGAACTCATTGTATACCTCTGACATTTTATCGACCCGTATACCAGGTGATATCAAAATATTGTCCACTTGCCGGTGTCTGAACTAAGGATGTAGGGGGAGATGCAGCGGCATGTCTGCTGATTTCAGGTGCAGACAGCGCGCGGGCATAATAGGTAAGGCCGCCTACCTGACCATCGAACCCAGTGCTATCCGATCCAATCTGTGTGGACGCCTCTTCCTGCTTGGGAAGCTGAGTCATCGTGTGGTGTTGTCTCAGCATTCCATTGATATACACGTCAACTGTGTATTGCGTGACAACAACTGCGATGTGAATCCACTTCTGTGCAGGAATATTGGAGATCATAACTGACTCCGTGGCTCCATAGGTATCTACAAGGACCAGAATGGAATTGGATGTGGAATCCAGATATACGCCTGGACAGTCTCCGCGAGTGAAAATAAGACGCTTCTTTCCGTATCCGTAGGTGAAATCATTCACGACAAACCACCCATCAAAACTGAAGGTCGCGCCTTCCTCTTGGTTCACCGATCGAGGAAGGCCTGCCTTAGAATAATAAGGAACTTTTCCAGTTACAGTTGCCTGTTGAATAGCAACTGTATTTGGATCATCTGCTTTCGTTGTCGCCCATGCATATCCTAACACGAGTGCGGCTCCACCGACTGCTCCATAGATTACAGCCTGCATTACTCATTGCCTAGAAACAAACCCTCTCGGTCCCAGACGCATTCCATTGCGTTGTGGCTGTGGAGGAGCGGCCGGAATAAGAATAGTGTTAACCCATTCTTGAAGCGTATGCACCTTCTGGGATTCAATAAACTCAGCAGTAATAGGGCGATCTCCTAGATTATACATATAATGAATACGACTTGGGTCGGATGTTGATTCTGACTGGAGAAGTCCAGTCTTAGCCAGCTGAATTGTCCACTTTAAATCTTCTCCTCGCACTGCATCTTGGAATGTTACCATGCGCGCAATCTCGCTAAGCATAGGGTTCAAATGATTAGGCAGCCGAATAAACACGCCATCTACATACATCATGCTAGTCAGTTTGGTTTCCAGACTATTTGTGAATGTATACTCGTGCATCTTGCCGCGAATACGCATCATATCCTTCTTCTCATTGAAGCACTTCAGAAAGTCTTCGAAGTATTCATTCGTCACCGAATCGTCGTCGTCAATAAACGCCGTGTATTTGCCCGTTGCTCGCTGAAGAAGAAGGCGTCTCTTCATTCCAACATTCATTTGTCCAGAATCACGTTCCTCCAGAATCTCAAGACGCAGATCTGGACAGTTACGTGCAAACTTTTCACGAAGATCTACAACCAACTTTTCAAACAACGGTCTGCGCTGTTCAAGCGTGGCAATCAAAATTGACAGATCAAAAGGGTGCTTCTTCCGTTCGATATACGCTCTGAAATCATCCCCCCAGAAGCGTTGATTCTGCTGATAAAGTGCATCCGGCGCCTGTTTGGTCCAAAATGGGTGTTTGTGGCGAATGATGCATGTAGACGAATAGCGTGTTTTTGACGCAAGATCAGTCTTGCACCGATCGGTGATCTCTGTGTCACAATAGAAACTCTTATATGCTGGATCGTAGATACATCCGAGCCGGTCATACATCACACGGCCATAGATGGACAGCGTGTTCAAGTGATATCCCTGGTGACCATCATTGAACCACAGAATGCAGTCACGATCAGGAGACATCTGATTCCGAATAATCTCATCATATCCAGCCACTTCAGGAACCATGTCATCCGATACGAGAACAACAACATCCCAGGGATAGTCTACCTTCTCAATATCTGCATTGCAGGCTTCGATCTTGGTCTTACTGCCGCCAAAGTATAATCCACTCCATTCGAACTTTGAAACAACATCAAGAAGCTGCTTTTGAACCTGAGACGGAGTCATCGTCTGATCGTCCACATCGCATGAAATCGCAATTCCAATACGATCTGGACGGCGAGCAAGTTGGACATATTTTCTTAGAGTTGCAATCGCTTGTTCAGGTCTTCCCCGAGTGGGGCACTTGAGAAGAATACGCATTAATTAACTAGGAGAACTGAAAAACCCAGATACATCCGAGCTCGAAATACCCGTTACGTCTTTTCCGGTGCTATCTTTGACTCCGAATACAAACGTGTAACCAAAGATGGAGAGATTTGACAGGCTAGATGATGCAGATGACGATGTGGTCCCTGTGCACGCAGATCCAGCAGCATAAAATGCCGAAGCAATTGCAGGAGTTACTGCGCTGGGAAGAGTCTGGACAGTGCAGACAGACCCAGAGAATCCACCCTTCGACCCGATAGTGATATCTCCATTCACAGGCTTGGGAACACCAGCCAATGTTACGGACTTCACAAGCATTCCATTGATATAGACATCAAGGTTGCGCTGGAACACAGTCACGGACACTGCAAACCACGACTGAAGTGGGACGTTCTCAACGGTAATCGTCTGAATCTCTCCAGTGCCCGTATTGCTTGTCTGAGTGCTGCTTCCAGATGAATAGACGCTGACATCGATGTCGAGCGAATTATCTGTCGGATGGAGACTGATACCCGGGCCAACGATATTGGGGTTTGTGGGATCCGTGCGGGCAATCACGTTCTTCTTCTGGCCAAACTTGTAGTCCCAATCCTTGATATACATCCAGAACTGGAGTCCGTTAGCTGACCCTCCGGACGGGATACTCGACGCAGGCACTACGGTTCCAGACTTACCATCAACTTCTGTCGGAGCCTGCACGGCTGCATTCGTAATTCCTCCAGCAATTGCAGATGTCCGGATAAAATAGGACACAATAAAGAAGGTTCCTATGACCACGAGCGCTCCGACGATTGGAAGGAAGAAGGACGACGTGGAGGATCCGGATGGAGAGTCATAATCCGCCATATTTATGCTTTACAAGGGAAAGGTATTCAAGTAGTAATGGAAAAACGAACCTTACCTCTACAAAGAATACTAACACCAATGTTTTGCAATAACTGCGGAGGAAAGGGTCACATGTTTAAATTCTGTGAGGACCCTGTCTTATCCTGTGGACTTATTTTGGTCGATGCACGCTCCCTTCCTTCGGATCCGACCAAGACGAAAGTCCTTATGATTCGACGGAAAGACAGCATGAGCTTTGCGGAGTTCATGCGTGGAAAGTATACCCCTGCAAACACTGAGTATATCTCTCTTCTTTTTGAGAACATGACCCTGCAGGAACAGACCACAATTGTCTGTGAGCCGTTTGATTCTATCTGGCGACAGCTCTGGGGAGACGACCATACGTCACCCGAATACCTCCTATCAAAAGAGAAGTTTAACCAAGTCGATCGAGCTGGAATCATGCGTGCGCATATGTCTGTCTACAAGGAGCCCGAGTGGGGGTTTCCGAAGGGCAGACGTGTTCGGTGCGAGTCAGATGTAGAATGTGCTATTCGCGAATTTAATGAGGAGACCAATATTCCACGTGATGCCTATACGATCGTTAATAATCTTGCGCTAGAGGAGACCTTTGTTGGATTGAACGGAATCACCTATCGGCATCTGTATTTCGTCGCTTTACTAGATGATCCTGAGCTTGTGAATCTAAATCAGAAGATGACTTACATGCAGCGCCGAGAGATCTCGGGCATTGGGTGGAAGTCGTTTGAAGAGTGTCGTGCATATATCCGCCCACATCACGTGCAGAGGGAGATTATGGTTGAGAGACTGGAGAACATCGTCAAGACGTATGAGAGCACGCTGTAATTAAGCAAATCTAAAACGAGCCAAGTAGACCGTCATGCAGTAAGCAACTACGCTTATTACAAAGACCCACCACCAGACAGGAAATACAGTGGCTTCCTTGTCCTCTGTTCCAAACGGCCTAATTCTGCCCTCACGCCCGAACGCTACCGTAGGCTTGAGATACAGAAACGCTGCCATCAGAAACAGATAGATGGACACCATCCAGATGCGGTGGTTTTTCCGTGTCAGCGGCTCCATTACTTACGGTAGCGACGAGTTTTGCGCTGCTGCTGGCGACTGCGTCCCGTCTTCCGACTACGGCCTCTCATAGCAAGGTTTCGAATGCGATCGTTGGCTAAAGGCCTGCGGTCTGAAGCCCAATTTCTCAGAATAGTGCTGACGTTTTCTAACGTTGTTTTATCTTCGCCTTCCGACGCAGCCATTGTATATCTGGAAAGACGATCGGACATTGCAAACGCTTGAGCCTTATCCTCCGGTGTTACATTGAGAGCAGACTTGTCAGGCATTGACATCTTTGTTTAACCCCTGCGATAATTTCAACGCACCACAAGATAATGAGCTTCGTCCTCCCGAACCGGAAAGCATTCGCGGATTACATCACTCGTATCTTTTTGAAATACCGCAAGGAAGACCGTGATCCGCTGGATGCTGAAGACAAGGATACGGACTTGTGTCTGAAACAGTCAAATGCGCGTGAGATGTTTCCCTATCAGAAACTGATTCGTGATTACCTGATGATCGAAACCCCTTACCGGGGAATTCTGCTGTATCACGGTCTGGGATCGGGTAAGACGTGCACGTCCATCGCAGTGGCCGAGTCACTGATGAGTTACAAGAAGGTGTGGGTGCTGACTCCCGCATCTCTCCAGCAGAATTACCGGTCAGAGCTGCGCAAGTGCGGCGATCCTATTTACTCCTTTGAACAGCATTGGCGGGAGAAGGGATTGAATGAGCAGTCTCGTGCGGAGGCGAAGGCGCTCAGCATCTCAGATGGATTTCTGGATCGTAATGGTAAGTTTTTTGTGACCATTGCGGGTGAGAATCCGAACTTCAAGGATCTGCCGAAGACGGCTCAGGATATCATTCGTGCGCAGATCGAGGATATCATTGGACAGCGCTTCAATTTTATTAATTACAACGGTCTGAGCTCAAAGAACATTGATAAGTTTGTTATGCCCCCAGATGCCGAAGGACGGTTTCCCGAGAATCCATTCAACAACAGCGTGGTGATTATTGATGAGGTGCATAATCTGATCTCGCGTATCGTGAATTCATCAGAGATTGCTCGCAGGCTTTACGATGCAGTCTACAAGGCTACAGACTGCAAGATCGTTGGGCTCTCTGGAACACCGGTGATCAATCGTCCTAACGAAATTGCCTATCTGATGAACCTTCTGCGTGGACCCATTGAGAGAATCACGATTCCATTCGTCAAGACAACAACATGGGATGAGGAGAAGATGAAGACTGCGTTCAAGGCCTTACCGGATGTGGATACCATCGAGTTCAATGCAGTCAAGAAGTATGTTATGATCACTCGTAATCCTCCTCACTTTCGTTCTGTGTATAACGAAGCCGGTGATCGTATTGCCGTGCAATTCAAGAAGGATGTGCCGTTCATTCCTCTCGCGATGGACTGGGTGAAGACATTCGATAAGAAGATTACTGGCGAAGTTGGCGTTGAAATTGCGGTAGATCGTGTGACAACAGAGAACCTGGAGTGTCTGCCTACAAAGTTCGAAGAGTTTGCGAACATGTTTTTGGATGGATTGAATATTAAGAATGCTTTACTGTTTGCTAAGCGTATTCAAGGGTTGGTATCCTATTTCAAGGGCGCAGATGAGCGCTTGATTCCTAAGAGAGTCGACGATGACAAGATGCTGGAGAAGGTAGTGATGAGCCCCGAGCAGTTTGTGCAGTATCTGGATGTCCGTTTCGCAGAAATCAAGGCAGATGCGAAGAAGGCTCTGAGTATGAACGATGATGGCGGGTCGTATCGCGTGATCTCGCGTTTGGCCTGTAACTTTGCTGTGCCTCCTGAACTGAAGCTGTTGACGAAGAAGGTGAACAAGGAGTATAACGATATTGTGAAGGAAACGGATGTGCCCGATAAGCCTGAGATTCTTGCAGCTCTGAAGGCGGATCCTAAGAAGTATCTCAGTGCGGAGGCATTGGAGAAGTATAGCCCAAAACTGCTGAAGATGCTGTCAAATATTGAAGACACTCGGAAAGCAGGCGGAGATGTATGGCCCAATCAGTTCGTATATTCGCAGTATCGCCAGCTTGAAGGGTTGGGAGTGTTTTCTGCTATTCTGGATGCAAATGGCTGGCAGCCATATAAGATCACCAACAAGAACGGCCAGTGGGTTGAAGATGAAATGGCAGACAAGCCCGCATATGCCTTCTTCTCCGGCGAAGAGAAGGAAGACCAGCGTGAGTTGATGCGACAGATTCTGAATGCTCGCTACGAGAACAGCTTTCCGGCCAGTCTGAAGACAAGCATTGACAAGCGCGGAAAGAAGCTGCTGTGTATGCTGATGGCAACCTCAAGTGGTGCAGAGGGTATTACGTTAGCCAACGTTCGCCACGTTCATATCATGGAGCCGCATTGGACACCAGCCCGTCATGATCAGGTCATTGGACGCGCAATTCGTATATGTTCTCACGCAACTCTGCCGATGGCTGAACGCACAGTGCGGATTAGCTTTTACATCTCTGTGATTTCCCAAGCCCAGTCCAAGGGAGTTGAAGGGCCTAACGTAGTGGCTGTGCGCAAGTCAGATGTTGAACTGAAGCGATATGAAGGCGAACCGGCTGTGGAGACGTTTATGTCCACGGACGAATACCTGTATGAGAAGGTGTATGAAAAAGATAAGGTCAATCAGAGAATCAGTGTGCTGCTCAAGCAGTCTGCAGTCGATTGTGAAGTTCACCGTAAGCTGCACTCACGTGAGAAGCCGCAGATCTCCTGTATGCGATTTGATACAACTGCAACCGGAGAGGATCTCGCCTTCAAGCCGTCAATTAAGTCAGATGATCTGGACGAAACCTATCTGCGTAATATGACACGTCAGAAACGGCGTCTCCAGAAGCTGAAGATCAAGGATATCGTCTATTTCATGGATCCCGACTCGAAAGAAATCTTTGACGGTCAGGCCTTTGAAGATAACCAGCGACTGTTACGCATCGGCACGAAGATCTCGGATACGCAGATTAAATATTGGCTTGCGTAGTCAGCTGAGCCAACCAAGGGGCGCACACGTCGCTCCAGGTCTTGAACTTGATGTCCGAAATGGCTGCACGCATCGTCTGATACTTCTCGATGGTTGTCTCCATCGCCGTCGCGACGTCATCAGGATTGAACGTCGGCGAGGACAGACCAAGAGGCATGCCCGCAGGCTGATAGGCTAGCGGACCCGAATGGATATAGGTAGCGACGGTGGTAGGCAGGAACGAGCGATACGACCCAACATCGGTCACAATCTGCGGAGCACCCGTATACAGATGCTCCAGCTGGCAGAGGCCGAATCCCTCGCCATCTGAGGTATTGATACCGATATCGGACATGTTGTAGATCTGGTTGATCCCCTCATCGCTCAGCGTATTAGGCGGTGCAGTATCCACAATCGCCATCCGCTTGCCATAGACATTCAAATCCAGACCAGCACGGACAAGCTGATCATTGAAGATGCGCTGAATATCGTAATGCGCACCCTTCTGCGGGTCGATAGTCGTCACCATGAGAAGCCATAGCGGCTTATCCTGATGGCGCTTCAGAAGCTCAACGAAACCCATGATGGTGAGATCCTGACGCTTCCGCTGGCTGTTACGGTTCGCATTAAGGAACACAATCGCCTCTGTAGGAAGACCCACGTTCTTGCGGAGAGTTGCACGCGTCGCAAGTGGAAGGTTCGAGAAGATCTTTGAGTCCACAGCGTGTTCCATGACGAGCGGAGAGGCACCGCCGTAGTTACTGAACTCCTTGGCCCACAAATCTGTGAAGCAGAACACCTTGTCGGCGGCCTTGTTCAGCTCATCCATAAGTGGTTGTGCAATTCCAGTATACACCTGATCCACATACAGCCACAGCTTGTAAGGAGTCTCGCCCTTCTTATACTTCATGGCCTGAATGAACCGCGCAATGATCATCGGGTCATTGTAGATCATCACAACATCCGGACCGACCATCTCGATATACTCGTGGATCTTATTGAATCCAAATCCCTCCTCCTTCGGATCCTCATTCGCAGCGGCATCATACGAGACGATACCCTCAGGGACCTTGCGAATGTTCTTCTTCTCGGGATGGCGCTGAAATCCAAAGTGAAAGGTCTTGACCTTCGGAGACAGAGTTGCAGCCTGCGTAAGAAGATTGGAAACCACCTTGGAGTAACCAGTTGTCTGATCAACGTGCGTGCTAACGAGAACAAACCTCATTTGAGTGTATTCTCTCAGATCTGTATAAATAGGATGCAGGTCAACTCTGCACAAGATTATCTAACCGCACAGAAACGTCGGATTGTTGCAGCTACATTCGCAGCTGATCCTCCTCCTGCTCATCGTAAGTATAACTATGTCTATCTGTCTCTTCTTGGCAACAAGGCAACCCAGTATAACAGGGTGGCATACCCTCAGACACTCAGTCTTGCTCCCAGATCTGTTCCCGGTGGAGTGTATACTGCAGGGGGTTCGGTGATTGCGCCAACTCAGACCACTCGTCCGGTTGTCAATGACTGTGTCAACTGTGGCGCAGTGGTTGTAAATAGCGCACTTTCCGGATCTCTCATCTAAAGAATCAATGTGCGTAAATACAAATGCCTGGTGCTCTCATGCAGTTAGCCCAGGTGGGGGCACAGAATACACTGGTCAATGGAAATCCTTCCATGACGCACTTCCGTGCTGTCTATCGGCGGCATACGAATTTTGCTATGGAGCACGTTCGCATGTCCTTTTCCTCGTCCAACCTTGAGTTTGTTTTCAATGGAACCAGAACACTCAGCTGCAAGATTGATCGCTATGCGCAGCTCCTGCATGATACGTATTTTGTCTTAACTCTTCCCGATATCTGGTCTCCGATGGCAGGTGTTTCTGCACCACCTGCAGGGTATGACTCCGGATGCACGGCGATGGGATATGAGTTCCAGTGGATCAAGAATATTGGATACAATCTGATTGATCATATTGAGATTGTTGCGAACGGCACTCGGCTCCAAGTCTTAACGGGTGAATGGATGAAGATGTATTCTTACTTCACACACGACGAGAATAAGCGGCGCATCGTTGACAACATGGTGGGAAATGTTCCTGAAATGTATGATCCAGCAAATGCCTACGACCGCACGGGGCAGTATCCACATGCAGTGACTCCTACGGCTGCAAGTAGTGTCTTCCCCTTTTCCGCAACTCCCGAGCCTTCGATTCGTTCTCGACAGCTAGTGATTCCTCTTCACTTTTGGTTCTGCGAGAACCCCGGTCTGGCGCTTCCATTGGTGTCTATGCAGAACAGCGAGGTTTATATCAACATTATTCTTCGCCCACTGAATCAACTGTATACTATCATTGATGTGAATCCCGGTTCTCAGACAGCTGCTATCTCGTCTATAGCAAATACTGGTTCAACGTCCATCTTTACGACATCGGCGCCTCATAATTATGTTGTTGGTTTCAATGTGACATTTGCAGGTCCTATTACGTCATTAACTGGGCCCTATACTATTACAGCAGTAACTACGAACACGTTCACATGTGCTGTTGCAAGTCCATCTGTGATTACTACAATTACAACAGCTACATCTGGATCTCTTTCGTATACTCTTACGAGTGTAGCACCCTCTGGAAATAATACTATTTTTACTACCTCCACAACTCATGCATTAGTAGCTAACTCCTCTGTAACAATTACAGGACCTGCGTCATCTCTTAACGGAACCTATACAATCGTCTCGGTCACAAGTAATACGTTCACATGTGCATTACCAACCTCCTATAACGGTTCTTTATTTGTAACTGTAGTGTCAAGTGCTAACCCAACATATGGCCAACGTATTCGCCCGACAAATTCGCAGCCTATGAACCTGTTTCTGAGTCCTCCTTCTCTGACTGGTGGAAATATCGCTAACACGGTTAATACATTCTTTCCTGATCCTTACCTCGAGGGTAATTTCATTTACTTGACGGACATGGAGATGAATCAGCTTGCAACAGCTGATCAGACCTTTCTTCTCAAGGAGGTTCGGTATGTGAATGCAGAGGGGCAGTATGGAGCCAATACCGATATCAATATTCCGATGTTCAATCTAGTGACTCGGGTCGTCTTTACTGCACAACGATCAGACAAAATTTTAACAAATGATTGGGACAATTACACAAATTGGGTAAATCCGGAGCGAGCACCGTTTACCCCGAGAGATCCGACAGCAATTGGAGACACCTTGTTTTCATCAGGCCAATCTCAGATTTCTTCGGTGTATCCACGAGATGCGATTGCTGATGGAATTTTACTGTTTGAGGGAAATCTTCGTTTCCAGACCAAGCCTTCTAGTTACTTCTCACTTCTCCAGTCTTACAAGCACAGCACTGGATCTGCTCCGCATAGACTTCCAGGAGCCTATATGTATTCGTTCGCTCTGAACCATGACCAGTATCAGCCGAGTGGTGCGATCAACGGAAGCATGTTTAACAAGGTGACTCTGCGAGTATCTCTGCAGCAGCCTATTCCATCTGCAAATGCAGCGGGCGCTCAGACAGTCGTTACAATTCTGAAGGCAACTGCATTCAGTGCAAATCCTGTCGTTGTTGCTCCGGCCGACTGTCCCCTGTATACTCCAGATGCCCTGCTGACAGTTGTGCAATCCACCGTAGGCGGAAGTGTCATCTTCTCGTATACGTATAATGTTGGCGTGTATGTGGAGTCCATTAACTATCTCCGAATCGTAAGCGGAATTGCAAATCTCGTGTTTGCTTCTTAACAATGGGTGACATCGCGCTGTTGAAGGCAAACTATGTGGTTGCTGACCAAGATCTTGACCTTCTTGATCAGATGACTGCTGAATTGGCAAAAAATTACGGAGAACTGAAAGTCATTGTTTCTGCACTTGATACCAAGCTCCGAGAGGATAAGAGAATTACTACACCGGCAGATTCTACGCTCTTAGCTGCCAACGTCCCCACATTAACCGTCGACTATACTGATGAAACAGGTGCCTTCCGTCGCGCAAAGGCTACGATTAATGAAACTCTTCATATTGGAGAACGCAGTGTATATGGAAAAGTAGTGCAGAAGCCTGGAGATCTTTTATGGAATGTATCGATCATTGCAGGCCAGTGGTCGATGATCTTTGTAGTTGCAACATTATACGGCCTGATTGTCTTGTGGACATGGACCCAGTGGAAGGGAATGGAGGGGAAGTTTACCGACTGGACTGAGATCACCTCCACGCGGTTTGGTCCTCTTGGGTTCGTGATTGCAGTTTTGGTGTATGGAATTTTTTACATCTTCCGCTATCCGGGCAAATTCATCTCGTCCACAGCGCCCGATGGATGGATGGTAAAGCTTTTCATGACTGCATTATCTGCATATGCGCCTATTCCTGGTGTTCTTACGCAAATGATTATTTGGTTTACAATCGTCCGTAATCTGGGCAATGCCACGCCTCCATCCGCGTTACAGGGAGCAAATGCAGCTCTTGGAGTGGCTTCTTCTGCACTCGGTAGCCAGTTGGGCAGTCTTGCAAAGTTTGTCAAGTAGACACAATGATCGAGATCCCGTGGCTTGTTGCAGGTGTTCTCTCTGGATTGATTATCGGAACTGTCTTTGTGCCGCCGACTCGCAAGGCATTGGGCGTTCCAAAGCCAGGCGACCCCGAAGTGTTTCACACAGATACAGGCTGTGTTCGATTTGAGGCGACAGAAGTTCCGTGCACAGCGGAGCCAGACTCCCTGAATCTCCTCGCATCTCAGACACAATGAAGGTCCCGATTACGAATGTTCTCCATCGAGGTGCACCCTTTTTCTCCTTCATCATTGGAATGGGACTCGCAATGCTCCTCTTTCACCGGAATTACGGTGTCATGAAAACATTGGCTATTCCTGTTTCCGAAACAACAGACAAAATTGTAAAGGTAGACGGAAAGTGCTATCGCTATCGCGTGGAAGATGCCGAATGTGAAATCCCGTCTTCTTCATAAACAATGGAGGGATCGACATCCCTTGACGCTCTTCTTCCGAGCCCGCAGGGTCCGCAGTCTGCGCCGCCGGTCTATCCTGAGGCGAGTGGTCCGGGACCTAGCACAACGGGATTTGTTCCGACGTTTAAGCCGACACTGCCGCAGATGGGATTTATGTTCCGGAATCTCCAGTTATATGTTGCCTTCTTTGTAGCCACATTTGTGCTGTCTTTGGCGACTCCCCGCAATCTGCTGCTGCAGTATATTCCGTCGGCCTACACAGGAAGTGGTGTTGTAAGTTATCAGGGAGCCGCGGTGGTCGGCGCCGCATCCGTGGTTCTTGCCCACTTTGTCAGCGTCGTTATTACGAGCTTTCTTGGTTAATAAGTAGTAACATAATGCAGTGTCCTCCCGCTTGGGTCTATCCTCGGATTCTGCTCGGGGCTGGATATCAGTTGACACCAATGTTTGTCTCAAAATATAGAATTACCCACGTGGTCAATTGCGCATTTGCCGACGATTGTCCAGAGTGGTGGAGAAAGAGACATCCCGGAAACTATGCAGAGCTTCATGCCCTAGATTCAATGGCTGTTCGTATTTTGGACTGGTATCCGGAGTTTGAGAATTGGATGAAGCTGTTCCTCCGATCGACCAACGGAACGGTGTTTGTCCATTGCAAAGCGGGCATCAACCGCTCGGCCTTTTTGGTCATGACGTTCATTTGCAAGAACTCTGGCATTGACTTTCGAACGCTCTTGTCTGCGGTTCGTAAGCAGCGTCCTATCGTATGTGACAATTCTGCTTTCATGAAACAAGTGGAAGACGAACTATATGGACGTGTTCAGAGTGAGAAAGACACGTGAAACAGAATCAACATCTATGGGAACACTTGATTCTGTCCATCGAGATATTGTAGGGGGATTACGGGATGCAAAGACACACGATGCACAACTCTACGAAGAGGCGGATCAGCTGCGTGTCCGTATTGAGGCATTAAAGTCTTCGAATGAAATTGCCGATGTTGTCATGTGCACGACATGGGAGACCAGAGTCCGTGAAATTGAACGTGAGCTGAGTCGAGCAAATCCCATGGAAGACTATTACATGAAAAACATGGACATCCTGATGGATTATTACAAACGTCCGGATGCCGTCGCTCAGCCGACACAGACTCCCAAGGATGCATCAACGTTTATGAAGTTCTTCACAACCTCATGCTCGGCAGATCAGGGCACATCGAAGAAGCAGATCTTTGATGCGTATGTGACTCGGATGAAGCTGACGAATACACCCGAAGTTATTCAGCAAATGACTGAGCATTGTATTGGATGTAATGTAGCTCGCGAGGAGATCTCATCTGAAGGCATTCTGGTCTGTCCGAAGTGTGGGTCGGAAGAGTATTCACTGGTGGTGTCGGACTTCCCTAGCTTCCGCGACCCGCCGAAGGAGCGGAACAATTACGCCTACAAAAAGATCAACCACCTCAACGAGATTCTGAACCAGTTTCAAGCCAAGGAGTCTACGATGATTCCGGAGGAGGTGATGAATGAGGTGGTGCTCGAGATCCGTAAGCGTCGTATCAACAATATTGCCGATCTGACGGAGAAGGAGATTCGCGAGATTTTGAAGAAGCTGGGAAGGTCGAAGTATTACGAGCATGCGGCTCATATTCTTTCGCGGTTGAACGGCAATCCTCCACCGACGATAACACCGGAGATCGAGGAAAAAATAAGAGCCATGTTCCAGGAGATTCAAGCGCCGTTCCTGCTGTATTGCCCCAACGACCGCACGAACTTCTTGAGCTACTCGTATATCTTGTACAAGTTCTTCGAGCTGCTGGATCTGGATGAGTACAAGGTATACTTCCCGCTGTTGAAGTCACGTGATCGCTTGATCGCCCATGACCACATATGGGAGAAGATATGTTCGTACCTTAAATGGGAATTCATAAGATCAGTTTAGGTAAGGAACTCTCCATTGTTAAGTTGTATAAGAACTGCATCACGCTTGGTCTTGGCTTCTTCGATGCTTCGGAAGTATCCAAATCCCTTCTGCTTATTATTGCGCTTGAAATGGACTTGATAGCTATTGCGGTTCTCACACCACGAAATCCCGTACATCTCTTGTTCGTGTCGCGAAGTATTTAACATATTACCTGTGTAGGAAGCCCATCGTAAGTTCTCGAGTCGGTTGTCGACGCGATCTCTATTGATATGATCTACAACTTTGAGATTCTCTGGGTTCTCGATGAATGCTTCTGCCATGAGCCGGTGTAGGTATTTCTTGATATATACCCTATTATTACATAGACGAATGCTATAGTACCCATGAGGATCCAAGTAAGGCTTCATGATCCTACCCGTCGATCGGTTCCTCACGCGTCCTTGATTCGACACCTCGTAGTTTTCATGAGATGAATCCTTCCACTCTTCCATGTATACTTGGAATGCTTATCCTGTAAAGGAGTTTTTATACTGCCTAGTTTATTCGCAGCGTATAATAAATGCCAACTCCGATTGGAGAATTGAAAAAGGAGCAGATGTACACCGTCACGAAGGTTGGAGAGACGAAACCGACAACGACTGGAAGATTTACAAAGCTATATGACAAGATCCACCCGTATGGCCCGAAACATACGTTACCTGCCGCTCAGATCGAATTTGCTGGGCGGGCCGGACTGTATAGTGATGGTGAATATACGTTTGAAGAGATGAAAGGTGGTCGCGCTCAGCCAAAGACCAAGAAGGCCGCTAAGAAGACGTGTGCGCCTGGTTACGAGGTCTACAACTTCCGAAAGACTCGTAAGGGTGTGTTCTACGATTGCCTGCCAAAGAAGCGGAAAACTCGTCGTAGCCGTAAGTAATGAGCACGCATCGTCTGCGTTTCTTTCGTAAACACCACCTTCCCGTCCACGGGTATACCGTCGGAGAGTTATCTAAGATTTCACACGTGTCGCGGAGTATTCTGCAACAAGTGTATGATCGCGGTATTGGAGCGTATAAGACCAATCCGACCTCTGTGCGTATGAAGGGGACATTCAAGAAGGGAGTGAATGCGCCCTACTCCAATAAGCTCAGCAAGGAGCAGTGGGCTATGGCTCGGGTCTACTCGTTCCTCGACGGAAACCCGAAGCATGACGGAGATCTGCGGCGAAAAACTCGTCGTAACCGTAAGTAATGGCGCCGGTTTCCTTCTCTAAGCTAAAAGTCGGAAGCACTTATGTAATTCCACCCCCTTCTGATATTGCTCGGTTCACGATGGGCAGTAACTTTCAGGGGTGGATTGATGATCGGAACACGTTATTGAAATATGTCGGACATCCTATGAAAGTTACATATAGGGGGGCGAATGGAAGCCTGGAAGTTTATATTGCAGGTGTCGAGGAACGTATTTTTGAGAACTTCTTTCCAGAAAACCAACCTTTCAAACCTTTTGTTGAGGGTGTAGACAAGATTCCTCCAACCCAGCCTCCGCCCCCAGATCCATCCCCAGATCCATCCCCAGATCCGTGGGATGAATTCTACCCGAAGGAATATTACGGGTATAAAGAAGATAGGTGGAACAATACGCCCGAATATAAACTGATGCTCCTACGCCCCGAAGGGATGCAGAAAACATACGGTCGTCCAGGATTTCGTCCAAAGATTGCAGATGTCTTTTCAAGCGATGATCTAGCCGCACAGAGGGCATTTACTCAATCATTAGTCGATTCCGATGGCGAGGGAGATCTGATCGATGACTATCTCTTTAACTCCCGTAGATATACAACGCCTCAAGCAGCATGGTCTCTTTTTCCGAGCGGACCAGAACCGCCTCCAGATACCGACCCACTAACCGACGACGAGAAGAAGGACTATAAGAACATACTCTTTGGCGCCCCCAAGCTGACACGAGAGATCGAAGTATTTCGTGGAGTGAGAAATCCAGAAACAGACATTGAATCACTGAAAAAGGGAACCTTGCCGATTTCTACATCGTATGATAAATACACGGCACGTGACTACACCTTCGCAGGAAAAGGAGAGTGTTGTATACTAAGAATCATTGTGAAACCCGGAGTTCGATGCATTGCACTTGACCTCTACAGATTTCCGAAGGAACCAGAGAAAATAGGCGA